GCCCTATACATCACATAACCCCAATGAACGAAATATGGATGAAAAAAATGTTATACTGAGCACGGTAAGTGCCGGGAATAAATTGCCCGTTACGCGAAACGCCCATCAAGTGCTTTGCGGAGGCCAACTCTTTCCCATTCATATCATAACAACCATCTTCAACCCGGTTGGTGGAACAGACACATAAGTCTAACCACTCACAGGAGGAGGCGACGCGTGGCGGACAAATACATGGGTGAGGTCCGTGTGCAAACACTCAACAAACGCCACCACATCAGTGGAAACCTTACCTCCGTACATAAGCCTCTCAAATGGACGATCAACGTGTTCCCGGACACTCAACTCGTACGCCAAGGCTCCGATGGGGAAACGCGCCCCGGCGGGGACCGGTTTATGTGGATCGCCCGTCGCATCATCAGTAGCCCAGGCATGAGCGGTCTCAGACAAACTCCCCTCCTTGCGAATAGCCCTCACCAAATACTTTGTGTGGGGAACTGTATTGGCGGTCGCCGTCGTATCCCAAAATCCAATCAGGTGGCTGTGGCCCATGGAAGAAATACAGTTGGTAGTTGTGATTGCGGGGTCCGCACATGCATCGGTGAACGACATTTCGCGCCCGTGGACCGGGACGCTCGTATCGTCCCCCAATAGGTACACCCGCATCCCGCAATGATTTTCCGCATATACGGATACATGGACGGTCTCACCGTCCACCTGGACACAGGTCATTGAAACACCGGATAAATCCTCGGTGTCGAACACTTTGTACTCGGCACCCGCATGAAGGGCTTCCACGGGATGCTGAGGTGAATCGCGGGTCATTTCCCAACACTTGTGTGCGTTGGGGAACTGGGCGAGGTGGTTTAGCAGGACATTGCTGACGTTGGTTGGAGTGGGGGTGGTGGGATTGGAATCGGTGGTAGACATTGTATGGGGGGTGTGAATAGTGTGCTGAGAAACGTACTAAATCAATTTTTAGGGGGCGGTGCCCCATAGGACCCCTCGCCACACACATCATATGATATTCGGTTCACATGATGAATATGAAATTGTTTACGATGGTTGTAAGAGTATAGAGACACGAGTCGTATGTGGCGGGGGTGTTTGAGGGGGACGCAGTTCCCCTATTATTCGGTAGCAATAAACAACCACCCCAACTCCACGCAAATCTTCTTCCAAATCGCATCCTGCTCCACCCTTTTGTCCCGGTCCTTCAACATGGGAAAGAAGGGGAGGAACTGGTACTGCTCCAACAACTCACACAGTTTGTAAATCGTGTAGTAATAGTTGAGGAAATTGACCCGGTCATTGGGACAACATTTCGCATACGGCTCCTGCAACTCGTTAAAGAGGTTGCACAGAGTCGTCTCCAACTCGATATCCATCACTGGCGGCTTGATCCCCAACTTATCCTTGATGAACGGAATGTGCTCGTAGTACTTGTTGTACCCCAACTTCTTGAGGATCTCCTTGGTCTTCTTCGTTGTCAACTCATCATTCGTCAACCGCTCCTTCTTCACCTGTTTCTTGATCCGATCCATGATCTCATCGCTGATCTGAGTCGTCTCCTTCGCCTGGAACTGCGACAAGATCTCCTTGAAATGATTGATGCGCTTGTACGCATAGAACGAAGTCTCCACCGGAACATCCTTGTAATTGCCAGTATCCATATCAATCACACTCGTCCAACATGCCCCGCAATCGCGACATATCACAAACCCGTCCATTTCCGAATCCACCATCTCACCCGTGCACTCCCGACACACCATATGGTCGTACTCGGCATCGGGTATGACCGGTTTCGTATCGACAGAATCGTCGGCTGGGTCGTTCTCGCCTATACGGAAGAACATGGAAACCTTATCGTTAGCCACCGTTTCCACAGTTCCATCCTCGATCTTCTGCTTCGCATCGTAGTACCCCACCCCCTCCTCCAAACTAAGGATTTTTCGAGATATTTCAGCCTTATTCAAGACATCCAATCTTCGTCGCAACTTTCCAATTTTATATTGGATGTCTTGATCGTCAGGCACAGATTTCAAGGCGGTGTTTAAGGAACTGATCTGTCGCTCAATCACCGACTTCTTTCGGGTATAATCGTCGGGGTCGTTTATATCACTGGGGTCGTACCCAACCTTGTAGTCGTTCGCGGGGCGCTCCTTCATCACGAGATTGTTATAATTTAACTGGACGAATAGATTCTATACTGTTTGCGAAATTTTCACCAGATATTTTTGGGACAGAGGTGTAATGGAAAGCAACAGCACCGGAACCCGTCCCCAAATCATTGTGCCCGCCACCAATCATTCCACGCAGACACAAATGAAATTTCTATTTAGTGCCGTGGACGATGGGTGGGCCGTAAGGAAACGGGGACGCGATTACGTTTTCACAAAACCCATTGGACTTGTGCCGAATCACACGGAGAAGCGGTACGTGGAATCCTTCATCAATGAATATATAGGAAATGATTCGTATAGATAATTTATGAGGGGGGCGGGGCGGAAACAACCGCATGGATAAACCACCCTCAATAAGTATAGGAAAATAACCGTACGCGAAATCGCCCACATGTTTTTAAGGACTTCCTCATAAAAACATGCATGTATTATTTTATTCATCTATTAAATGCCTTTTTGCGGATTTTTTATCTTTCCTAAGAGTATAAACTAACATGGGAGGCGGATTAATGCAACTCGTAGCTTACGGCGCTCAAGACGTCTATCTTACCGGAAACCCCCAGATCACTTTCTGGAAGGTGACCTACCGTCGACACACCAACTTTTCGATGGAGGCCATAGAGCAGACTTTCAACGGTCAAGCTGACTTCGGTCGCAGGGTTACCTGTACCGTCAGCAGAAACGGTGATCTCGCCTACAGGACTTACCTCCAAGTCACTCTTCCTGAGATTGGCCAGAGTCTGGGTAACTCCAGTGGTGGTGGCGATGTCTACGCCAGGTGGCTCGACTTCCCTGGAGAGCAACTCATCAACCAAGTTGAGGTTGAGATTGGAGGGCAAAGGATCGACAGACAATACGGAGACTGGATGCACATCTGGAACCAACTCACCCTCTCCAAGGAGCAAGAGCGTGGATACCACAAGATGATTGGACACACCACCCAACTCACCTACCTCACTGACCCTGACTTCGCCGAGGTTGATGGTCCTTGTGCCGGTGCCGGTATCCAAAACCAAACATGTACCCCTAGAAACGCCCTCCCTGAGTCCACCCTCTACATCCCGCTCCAATTCTGGTTCTGTACCAACCCTGGACTTGCCCTTCCCCTCATTGCCCTCCAGTACCACGAAGTTAAGATCAACCTTGACCTCAGATCCCTGGACGAGTGTTTGTGGGCCGTCTCCAAACCTGGAACCGGTGGAACCAAGGTCACCGCCGCCTACAACCAATCCCTCATCGCCGCCTCCCTCTACATTGACTACATCTTCCTCGACACCGACGAGAGAAGGCGTATGGCCCAAAACCCCCACGAGTACCTCATTGAGCAACTCCAATTCACTGGAGATGAGTCCATTGGATCTGCTTCCAACAAGATTAAGTTGAACTTCAACCACCCTTGCAAGGAACTTATCTGGGTCGTTCAACCCGACACCCATGTTGACTACTGTGCCTCCCTTGATGGACCTACTCAACTTCTATGGAAGACTTTCGGTGCCCAACCGTTCAACTACTCCGATGCCATTGACGCTCTTCCCAACACCATCTCCGCCTACGCTGGAGATGCCGCCATTGGAGCCAACTCCACTGGATTCGTCAGCAACGGACTCTTTGTTGATAGAGCCGCCCTTGATGTTAATGATGATGCCGCTGGTGTCACCAATTCATGGGAGAGTGGTATGAATGGTGCTGGAGCCACTGGCATCCAATCCACCGTCACTGACGCTGGTACCTTTGTCCTTTCCGAGACCGCTCTTGACATGCATTGCTGGGGAGAGAACCCGGTTGTCACCGCCAAGTTGCAACTCAATGGACAAGACAGATTCTCCGAGAGAGAGGGATCCTACTTTGACCTCGTCCAACCTTGGCAGCACCATACCAGGAACCCCGACACTGGTATTAACTGCTACTCTTTCGCCATG